GCCCCACTCATCCGTAGATGAAGGGGGGGAGTCCACTTTGAAATTTGAAACCAATCAAAACTTCCCTCGACGGCTGCCGAGTTATAAAAAATTGGTATCTTCTAAAGTGGCAGCCTTATTAGGGCTTCTCTAAATGCGAGGTATCAGGACGGGAGTTGACAGAAAATAGGCACATGAAAAGTCTTCTGCTGTACTATAACATATATTCAGTTTATACTTCTCACTAGCTAAACCATGGTAGCTAAGTGCATAGCTATCTCGTTCTATAAAATTAGCTAAATCAACTAATCTTTCTGTTCTACCAGGTTGGAATCTATACCTACTGTAGTAGGGGAGTTCCGCGGAAAATCGACCTGTAAAGGAGGAATTGGACACTACACCACCAGAAAATCCAATAGTCGGATCGATAGTGTTTGTTGCAAAAGGTCCCGATCCACCATTTGTACTGGGAAGTCTTCTCATAAAAAGCTGAGGACTCCTGCCAGACTGGCCTACAGGGACAACATCAACGCGCATTCCACCGCGTACAGCGATATAACCCACAGACACCCAGTTATACAAATGTTGGGAACTTGACACGGTATCACTCGCGTAAGGTGCAACTCTGCCAGGAACTGGATATTGTGGTATGATGATGGTTCGCTCTCTAAATGCAGCAACTGGCGTGTATACATACGACGTGGTAATTCTTTTAAGCAATTGTCGCCACGATGCAGCTTGTTCACCGAAGTAAACTTGGTTAGCTGGGCCACACTCACATGAAGGAGCTATAAACATTTTGGGCTCTTCAATCGTAGGTGCATTCGCTGTATTATCAGATGCTTCAACTCCATATTCATCACTCTGTGGTACAATGCGTGACATTTCTTCTATAAAATTTCTTGCTGTAGGAGTAAGGTCATTAACATAGTACATATGAGCTGCAGACGCAAACCAAGGGTCTGTGGTAGCCACATCAGGAGCTTCTATTTGTAACAATCCATTAAAGTACTGGAATGGAAACATATATGCTCCATCTGTGGTCTGCGAAGTAGCAATGGTCGTTGAATAATCTACACCATTTAACTTCATAGCTCTTAGAGTGATAAGCGTTGATTTAGTACCTGGTACTATATCGGCTGGAGGGACACAGAAAGCGACTGTGTCGGGGGGACCATTAGCTAAGTTACCACTGACATTCAATTGCGGTGAAGATGCTGCAATAGCTCCTTCATCCCAATATCCAGTAATTTCGTGATTAACGCCTATGGTCGTATCAACATTATCAACAAAAATTTCTCTTGTGCATTCAGCTGTAAAAGGGACATAATTTATACCTTGGGGAACTGTTATAGTAGGAAATGTTAAGCGCGCAACTTGACCAACCCCCGGAGGGATAGTAGTTTGTGCAAGCTGTCCTGCTATGAAAACATTAACATCTGTAGCATTAGCATCGTTATTGATAACATCGATTGATGGAGCGAAAGTGGTACCTCCTGGACCGCCCATAGCCAACAATTCATATTGAAATGATCCGGCATTCCAACGCATTCTCCGCGCTGATGTCGATTCATAGACACTGGTCCACCGAGGACTAGGAATTGGATTGTTAGCGTACATATCCGTACCAAAAATCACCGCATGAGGTTCTCCACGTTTGACTACGACGTCACCTATGGGTCCTGGGGGGTCAATTTCAGTATAGGAAGTGTTGGGCTGATAAAGATTTAACTGAAGATTCGTCGGCCCAGCAACCTCAAAATCTTGTGCCATATTAGCAAAGACGTTGAGTTCAATGGGATTCGGATCTTGTGATGGACTGGTTAGCGCATTTACAACATACACACTCAGTGTACCATTGTACTTAGCATTTCTACTAAGTGGTTCATCAGTATCATAACAATCAACGTTAGTGAGGTAATCAACTTCTAAATAATTAGTTTGTTGGCCCCATCCGACGCGAATCGAGAAATCCTTTCGCTCCGAGATGTCTATAATATACTGATAATTCGTGTTATAATCACCAGTACTATATTCATCCGGATCCCAAACGACCCTAATCCGTCCCCTATGGTAAGCTGAGCTAACGCACTGAATCCTGAAATCAGTGGAGCCAGTCCAATACTGGAACGGTGCGGCTACCCAAGCCGCTGGGATGACGTGCAATTCATCATCATGCACAGCACCCAATGTTGGTCCAACACGAATGTTGAACAGTAAACTATCTTGGGGATCAGTGTCTCTCCACACAAAAGTAGTCACATAACTTTCTCGCATCGCAAGTGGGACCAAAGCCATTTCATCATGACTTCCAGCACCAACTACACGCGGATCAATAGTAACTTCTTTCTTGGGATCGAGTGCAAACGTTTGTCCTGAATACTGTCCAGTAGTTACATTAAATGCTGGCATAGTATCAAGATTCATTGTAGAGCATGAAAGCTCTCTAGGTTTGGAAAAACCGAATAATGCAGCCACATTACCAACTGCTGTAGCTAGTAATTGTGTGGCGCGAGCGTAAGCACCTATAAACGGTGCATTAGCTAGTTTTCCAGACCAGTTTGCGATCGAATGAGCAGGTGCGGATATTTTCCCGTATTCGTCAGATTGTGGTTCAATAGTATCGGGGACTAAAGAAGTGGGGACACTTAAATCTGGGTTATCCAAGTAGGCGAAAATGGACACCACTAATGGGTCTACACCGCCGTTGGCATGCTGTAGGGTATTCATGACAGCAATGATAATGTTGCCAAGTTTACCCCATTCAGCCCGGGGAATATCCACTGCGTTCTTCGGAAATATAAAAGGGCAAAGAAGATCGCCACCTTCAGACATCGTTGGGTCCAAGTAGATATGGGGTCGTTGGGAAGCTTCTACCAGGTCAGCCTTAACACCAGGGCGAAAAACTGAAACATTATCATTCTCCGGTAAGGGAAAATAAGATGCTATTAATCGTCCATAGTAAAAAGGATTACCGTTGATAAGAAACTTAACTTTCAGATCGGATCTCAAGTTTTTAAAATGAGCCAATCTGTTAATGACCTTGGAATTCTCACACACTAGACTCCAAGGGTCGATGACCAATGTATCATCAATACCTACCTGCCAGGTAAAGGTACCAATGAGAATCGGTCTAGATAGGAATCCATCATTTGTATCATTCGTGCGAGCCTGCCATATAGTAGATTCTTGTGCTGTATCAAGTGATGATTCCCAGTGTGCTGTATTGTCAGCGAAGTGTATAACTTCAGCTGTTTCAGAACTTTGTATATTCTTTGTTGTAATCCATGGTTTTGTGTAAGTCTGACAAGGGGGGATCAAGCCTTGTTCGACTGTGACGCTCATAAATTGTTGTAAGCCTAATGATAGTGTGAGCAACACTACCATCGGTAACCATAACAACAAAGTCTTCTGTTTGCAGCGGGAATTGACATCCGCACACACCGAAGGAGGCGTGTAAGAGGAGTGGGTCTCGATAGCCATGAAGTCACTTTCTTGTTCACCAAGGGTTTCAAGAGGTGAGTCATATGGTACGACACCGTAATTTGCACGTAGTAACTCGTCCATCCATTGAAAACGTGTCCAACTAATGCGAGAAACTAGATGCGTAATCTGCATCTCCTCCAATGCAGCATGAATCCGAGTTCTCCAAGACTCGAACACATGGTCTTCATGACGAGCTAACTCGCGCAATGCACCATCAACATTTTGAATAAATATGTCGAGGGCGCAAGTTGCGGAGCGCCTATAACAATGCAATGATTTAGAGATAGACATCAAATCGAGTGGAGCTACATAATGGTTCATGTATGGCTCCCATCTCCAAGCTCGCTTGCAAAATCGTGCGTCGGCTTCGGTCGTGAAGAGGGGTACAATTGCTGACTTCTTACCATCAGTGTACTTAATGCGATAGCTGGCAAATATCTTTTGGCATAAAGCCATATTAAACCATTTAACGCGAGAAGATCCAATGGAATCATCACCAACTGTACCTAGGTGAACATTACTGCGAAACTTTGCGACTTTCTTAAGCACAGCTACTGGTGGCTCCATATCAAGTTTGCCTGTTATTTGTTCAGCTCCTGCCAGATAATACGCCACTCTGTGTAAAAGAGCGTTGCATGTACCGTTAAGGAAAATAGTCAAAATACAGCCTGATGGAACCCAACCATCAACGACAAAAACGTCACCGTTCATTAAGAAGATAGACGTAGCTAAGTCGCAAATGTAGCTTTCTAGTGCAGTTAATTGTTCGTCCGTATATTTGAAAAATGGTGACGCAGCCACTTCTCTAGCAATTATGCCAGCAGCGCGTATAAGTTGACCATTAATTACTAGGTCATACTTACTAAAATCACC